ATCTGGGCGCTACACGCGCCTTCCTAGACAGTAAAGGTCTGGGCCGTGGGTTCGTACGAATCAACGGAGATGACAAAATTGTCGTTCTTCCGCGACGATATGTCGAGGATTACTTCGCTTACATGTCTGAATTGTGGGAGATCAATCTGACGAAGACTTACGTCGACGCCAGATATTTCTCTTTTAATTCTAAACTGTGGGACCGGAAGAATAGGGTTCAAGTTCCGATTCTCCGATTCGCAATGTGCGACGGAATCGATAAGAACGGGGACAAGTCAGTGGATCCAAGATTATGGAATCGGATCAAAGCTGACTGTCCACCATTCGCCAGAAAGGAAATGTTCAACTTCTTTAATAGTTGTCCTATCTGGCGACCTATTCTCCAACGAGCTTCAAAATTTGAGATTAATTGGTTTCTACCTGAAATTTGTGGTGGCCTTGGTTTGCGCACTCCGGAAGGAGACCAAGCCCGGGTTACACCGCTACAGCGTACTATGGTTTTGCAGACCGCCTCAGAAGAGCGCGATTACAAACTGAAGTATGCGTCCTCGAAGACGTGGACCTCTCGACCATTGACTATTACCTATCCACAACAGGTGGGTGACAAGTCTTGGTCAGCTAAGCAAGAGGCTCCAGTCCCTAAACAGGTCAAACCTGATAATGGGCCTTTGAAGATCCGATTTCCGAAGAAACCAGGATTTCGTAGTTGGAGGGATTGTAGCGATGAAATTGACGTCCTCTGGGAAACTGGGCGTCATTTTTGTCGTGTTGGTGGGTGTGAATTATGTTTACAAGGAATTGAGACAAAAAATCAATTTCTTTCCCACCAGGCGCAAGTTAGTAACAGCGAGCCGTTACCTCCCGAATTTTAACTATGAATTCCAAAAGAATAGAATCACTGAAGAAAAACAATGACAAGACCTCGGAAGACGCTTTTATTAAAGCGGCTTCTGAGGTGCGTGCCTCGGCATCCAAACAGCTTCTCAATTTTGTGCAGCATGTCGTCGATCCAAAGAGGAACCCTCCTG